CTTCACGTTATAGAAATCAATTCCTGAATGAAACCACAGTTGAAACAGTAAAGAAAATTGGCTTTGGTAACTATGCAATGGTTGATTTAAACAAGTAACAAACCAAACAAACTTCCTCCCCAAAACGCCTTAGATTAGTTTCTAGGGCGTTTTTCTTTGGTGCAGTCTAATATATAGTTAAAGCGTTGTTTCTGTTGTGTAATCATGTTTGGTGGTGTTTGGGTATTTGTTCGCAATCGGGATACCTCAAGGAAAACTTTGGGGTTAACTTGTATAACTAACCAATAGTAAACCTTTACGTGCGTTATGTGTGTGTCATGCCTAAATTATAGCTAGGTTTTTCTAGTTGGCTTGTTTTCCTATGGTTCTAGATCGGCTTGGCAAGGGGTAGAAATTAGGGCGTTTATACAAAAATAAAAATATATACCTTATGCGTGGGTGCGTGCAAGGGTCACCCCACCCCCCCTAGCATCTGCTAGCAATGTCGCCATATTTTTATCTGAATGAGTTACTTGTACAAGTTATTTGCACCCTTTAGGGTATCCCTGTAGGATACGCTGGGGGTTATAGGTGTATCTCCCGGAGGTGTTACTCCGATTATATCCATTCTGACAGAAAAGTCAACATAAATTTTTTTTATTTGACATTTATATACTCTGTACGTATAATCTATGTATCAAGACCAGTTTCGAGCAGCAGCAATCAAACATAAACTCGTGCTTTGGCTCAAGCTGAAAGGTTCTTGACTTAACTTAACAGAGAATACACCGTGTTTGAAGCATTTATACTTATATGTACGCTAGGATTACCTGAAGTCTATGGTAACTGCGAAGAAGTAAGGGATACTAGAGGTCCTTATGCTACAAAACACCGTTGTAAAGTAAGAGTGGTAGAAATATTGCAGGAATTACCTGAATATAGACCCTATTCCTACCCAAAAGGCTATAGATGCGATGAATCTACTACCACAAACAAACAACACACGTGAAATATCACCCCAACAAGAAGAATTTCTAACCAATCTGTTCGAGAATGGTGGCAATGTCACCGAAGCTGCACTATCTGCAGGCTACTCAAAGGGCAGCGTAACGTGGTTAAAGACCAGTTTAGCCGATGAGATAATCAATCGCACAAAGAACGTACTGTCTATGCACGCTTTTAAGGCTGCTACACGGCTAGTAACGACAATAGACAACCCAGTACCCGAGAGAGGAGACGACCTACGCTTCAGGGCTGCAGAATCGCTTCTAAACAGGGTTGGTCTGGGAAAACAAGAAACAACCAACGTAAATGTACAGGCAGTACACGGAATAGTTCTGTTGCCGCCGAAGAAAGACGTTGTAATTGACGGATAAACCCCAGAGGGGTCGCCCTAAGAAAGACCCCGAAGCACCTAAGCAAAGATATTTCCTGTCTGCTGCAGAAAAAGCAAGGCGACAGACACAGAAGAGATTACGTGACGCAAAAAAGCGTGCAGAAAAAACAACCAAAGTAGCAGAAAGTAAAAGAAGATATGCCAGAAAGCTTGAAGAGAAAGTTGGTAAGGTTGAGAAGGCTCTTAAGGGAGATGCAACTACCGTTATCGATACAGGGGAGTTGGCAAGCCTTCCTCCACCTGTCCAAGAACTTGTTGGAAATAGGGAAGTCGTGTTTCAGCCGAATGAAGGACCTCAAGAAGAGTTTCTGTCGTCTAGTGAAAGAGATGTCCTCTATGGAGGTGCTGCTGGTGGGGGCAAATCTTTCGCCCTGTTGGCAGACCCCCTTCGTTATTGCACTAATCCTAATCATAGGGGTCTTCTTCTCAGGCGTACTCTTGACGAACTTACTGAGTTAATAGACAAGTCACGACAACTGTACCCCAAAGCGTTTCCCGGTGCAAAGTTCAGGGAGTCAAAGTCAACGTGGCACTTTCCATCTGGAGCAACCATTTGGTTTACCTATCTAGACAAAGACAAAGATGTAACCCGATTTCAAGGACAAGCTTTCAACTGGATAGGGATAGACGAGATAACCCAATACCCAACACCTTACGTGTGGGATTACCTGAGATCAAGACTGAGAAGCACCGACCCCGAGTTACAAAAGAGTTTGTATATGAGGTGTACTGCCAATCCGGGTGGAATCGGTGGGTGGTGGATTAAGAAGATGTACATCGACGTAGGCGAACACAACAAACCGTTCCCTGCAGCAGATGTAGAAACAGGCAGACCTTTCTTCTGGCCGCAAGGACACGAAAAGGAAGGTCAACCTTTGTTCTATCGTAGGTTCATTCCTGCGAGACTTACGGACAACCCGTTCCTTATGGCAGATGGACAATATGAAGCTATGCTTCGTTCACTACCTGAAATAGAACGGAAGAGATTACTCGAAGGGGATTGGGATGTAGCCGATGGCTGTGCCTTCCCAGAATTTAGCAGAGCAAAACATGTGGTCGAGAGTTTTGAGTTACCTACCAACTGGCCCCGAATACGTGCCGCTGACTACGGGTATGCAAGTCCTTCTTGTGTCTTGTGGGGTGCTATTGACTGGGATAACAATATATGGATTTATCGTGAACTGTACGTAAAACAGTTGACAGCAGAACAATTAGCTGATAGAATACTAGAAGCAGAGCAGTTAGACCCTCTACCTCACTATACAGTACTTGACTCCTCCTGTTGGAATAAGACAGGGTTTGGTCCTTCCATAGCAGAAACAATGATGAGATGTGGTGTTCGTTGGACACCGTCTGATCGTAACAGAATACAAGGTAAGATGGAAATACATCGTAGGCTTGCAGATGACCCAAGAACAGAAGAACCTAGATTACGAGTGTTTTCTAATTGCAGCAACACTGTCAAGCAATTGGCAGCAATTCCTCTTTCCAAAACTAACAGCGAAGACGTAGACACTAAAGCAGAAGATCACGCATACGATGCTCTAAGATATATGTTGATGACAAGGATGACAGGGTATGCGGCGATTCATCAAACGCTTAATGGCATCAAGGCTCAGGTCTATCAGGTGCAAAATGAAACATTTGGATATTAAGTAATGGCAGAAAAAGACCCATTAAAAATTACACTAGCTGAAGCAGCCGAACTATATGGTCAGCAGATAGGTACGAGTAAGATATCTGCTTTTAGTAAAAAAGGTAAGCTCAAAGAATATGGTAATATTCCCCTAGTAGATATATATAAAGGTAAGGTTGGCGATCGAATACTAGATAAGATGTTGGCGACTGCTGATACTGCAGGTAAATACAACACACTCACTGATAATTTAAGACTTGCTACAATCCCTGTTAAAAGATTGTTAACTCAATCTAATCCTTCAGACCCGATATTAAGTAAAATGCCAGATACTGAAGCAGGAAGTGAACTGACAAAAATTGTTTTTGGTGAAAGAAAAGTTGCTGAAGAAGGTGCAAAGATAGCCATACTTACAAACAACAAAGCAGGTTGGAAAGAATTTTTTGATAAAATAGATGCAATAGCTGACGATCCAAAGCATCCAAAACAAGCATTAGCCAACGCTTTTCGTGTAAGTTATTATACTGGCCCTAGACCCGGACTTATTGCAGGATTGCAAGGATCAGAGTATCTAATAGATCAGGGAGCTATATATGTAACCCCACAAACTAAAACAGTAGGTGCAGGAGACGATCAAGAAACTAGAAAAGGAGCTAGTAAAGGTAAGACATCTTTTAAAGGAAAAGCTACTCCTTACACTGTTCCTCTAGGTGAAAATGCTCATGCTTATCTACAACAACAATTAAAGATTAATGCAAATGATCCTGATATTAAAGCGTATCTTGCTGAACAAAAGAAATTAGGTAAAGCACCTATATTTGTACAAAAGACAATAGGCAAAGATGGTAAAATAAAAGTGTCATCGATAGGCACTTCAGAAATAAGCACCATGTTATCTGATATAACAACAAGCACTCCTATAATTGTAGATAATGTATCAGGAAAAGAATACAACAGTCTCAATCCTAAAGAGGGAAAAAAACAACAAGGTAAGTTTGGCTCTGCTTTATCCCGAAATATACATGGGTCAATTGCTATAAATCAACTTGATTTTGATAATAAGCTTATTGACTTTTTACATGGAAGAAGTGAAACTTCTGGCACAGTAGGCAGAGGTCAAACACAAAAACTAGGATACGCAATAAGACCTAGAGGTGAGTTTACTCAAGGCGAAAGAGATGGTCAGCAACTTATTGGTAATTGGATAAATGGAGTACAAGGAAAGTCTGCTGTAGAGATACCAGATATACAAAACAAAGTATCAAAAGCAAACTATGCACTAGAAGGTTTCTTTGATCAGCCTGTAGACACTACTCCATCTGCAACAGGTGCAGTAGATAACAAATCAAATGTTATAAGTAAAATACTAAGTGGTGAAATTAGTATTGCAGATCAAATGAAAGCCTACAGAGAAAAGAAAAAGTTAAGAACACCTGACGGTGGTGGTGGCAAGGCAAACATGCTTTTAGCAGGAGGTCTTGGTGTTGGCACAGCTTTAATGTCAGGAGATGCTGAAGCAGGAGCAGATGTTGGCACACAGATGGTTGCAGAAGAAGTTCTTGAAAAAGGAACTATTGAAGTGCTTAAGAAAGCAGGACTTGCAGCAAGAAGTGCTAACCCTGTAGGTGCAGGACTTACGATTGCAGGTACTACTATATCTACTATTGGAGAACAAGCCTTTGAAAAAGAAGATAGAGTAGCAAAACAGCTAGGTATAAACAGGGCAGATTTAATTAAACTACCAGAAGACCAAAAAAACAAATTGTATAGTATGCTAGATAAAGAATCAGCAAAGCAACTAGCAGGAGAACAAGAGAAAATTTCACTTGGCGAACAGATGAGAAACTTGTCAAGTAACCCTACCACTAGAACATTAGATAGTGGTGCAATAGAAACTGATCCGATGATTGACAATATGTTAATGTCAGGTCAAATTTAGGAGAAGGCAATGCCTAACAATAACTATAACTACGGTGCGTCATATATAATGAACGCTGATAAGACTTCAGTTGATGACCCAATGGGATCAAATCAATTAACTCGTGAAGGTAAAGACTTTGATATGTCTAACAATGGTAACAATGAGTTACAAGTTGATATGCCAAAACAACAGTCTAAGCCAACAGTTGAAGCTTCTTTGTTCGCTATGGCAGACGAAAAAAATTATTTCTAAATAAGGTAAATACATGGAAGATCAGGTTTTACAACCAGAATCTGACGAGCCTATTGATGTAGTTAATCCTGACGAATACATGCCGGGATTAGCTGGGTACATCAGAGGTAAGTTTGATGATTCTGAAAAGGGAAGGTTCTCTCACGAGCAACGATGGTTGCAGGCGTACAAGAACTTTCGTGGCATCTACGATTCTACTACTCAATACCGTGATTCAGAAAGATCAAAAGTCTTTATTAAAATAACTAAAACTAAAGTTCTTGCTGCGTACGGTCAAATAATAGATATACTATTTGCCAATAAAAAATTTCCAATTGTTGTAGAACCAACCCCAGTGCCAGAAGGTGTTGCTGAGTTTGCTCACATGACAACTCCTGTTGATGGTGCAATGGAACAAACTTCTTCTGATCCTTACGGATTTGAAGGGGATGGTAAAGAACTTCCACCCGGAGCTACTGCTGCCGAGACACCAAACGATTATCTCGGAGCTTACAGAAAAGACTTTGAAAATGCTCCTGTAAGTGAAGGTCCGTCAAGAGTAGGCGAACCTCAGATATCACCTGCACAAAAATCTGCTCTCATGTGTGAAAAACAAATTCACGATCAATTACTAGACACTAATGCCACTACAATTATACGTAAAGCTATATTTGAAGCTGCAATGCTAGGAACAGGAGTAGTAAAAGGTCCTTTAAATATGTATAAAAGGATTCACAGGTGGGGGAGAAATGAACAAGGTGAAAGAGAGTATCAACCATATGAGAAGGTTGCTCCTAGATTAGAACACGTTCCTTTGTGGGATTTTCATATGGT